AGGTCTAAGAATAGTATTTTCATGTTGTTTAGACTAGGTTGCGTCTTTTCCTGTCTATTGGTGCGACACCCTGCGTTATGTAATCGTTATCGAATGGGGTTATTGAGATTAGTACGCCTGCTTCGTGGTTGTCTGCGTATGTTTTGCGAACTGTTAGATCAACAACGTCGCTATCGTCACGCCATACCCCGGCTTTTGTGATGCTGTCTAGTACGGCACGGGTTAGTTTGTCGATGTCGTATGTTCCGGTGGCGTATTGTCTTTTTACGCTTTTGGGTCTTGGTAGCCAGAATGTCAACGCGACGTTGACGGCTGTTGTGAATGCTGTTTCATGTTCCATTTGTTTCAGCTGCAACATTCGGGTCATTTGGTCGCGCCATGCTGGTAGTTGCTTTTGGGCTTCTACCAACACGACTTTCCCACCTCGGACGAATCCTTGTTTTGATCCTTGGGGTTTTGGTTCGCCCGGTATGAAGATTTGGAACATTAGAACGGCATGTCGATTGGGTCGGTGTCGGTCTTTTGGGTCAAGATGTCAGATGCGTTGCGTACCTGTGTCCCTGTATTTGTCCCCGAATTTGTCCCTTTTACTAGAATAGCGACGTTGTTTAGTGAGTGTTCGACGATGGTTTTTGCTTCTGTTGCGTTCTTTGGGACGTAGGTTGCGGACTTGGTGGATAGTTCGCCTGATACTTCGATGATGTCTTTTTCTTGTACTTGGATGTCGCGTGTCCAGATTGTCCAAAGTCGGTTTCGCTTTTCACCTTTGAATTCAAATGTTTCCCAGGCTTTGATGTAGCCGTGTTCGGTTGAGAAGTTTCCGACCTCTGCGACGAAGTTTACTAATGCCATTTCTGTGTTCCTTTTCTATTTTTTTCGTAGGTTGTTATTTAGATAGTTAAAGTTAAGTTTATATTACCTTTAAGTGGACATCTACGCCGTCCCGTTGCGTCTTAAATGACACCCCGTTGTGTCGTGGATGTCTACCCGTAGATTTGCGTTTTGTAAAGTTATCCACAGGTTTATGCCCAAGTGTGGAATCGCAAAGTTCCGGGCATTCGACGGTCAACCAGTAGCGGTTTGTAATTCGGTCTGGTCGGTATCCTGAACCGTCGTGGCTGGCGATGATGATTTCGTTTAAATCGTGCAGCTTCTCTAATGCGCGTTGGACTTGACGTTTTGAGCATCCTGATAGTTCCGCCAGGCGTTTTTGCGATGGAAAACAACCCTCTTCCGGGTGTTCACCAATGTGCCAGGCTATCGCGGTCAAGACGGCTCTAGCCGTGCCGGATGATTGGGAATGATGTAAGACGGCTGAAATGGCTTCTATGCTCATTCTGTGCCTTTCTGTGTATACTTATTAGACGCCCTTGTGGTGGGCGGTGAGGCGATTAAGCCTCGGGGACTACCTTTTCTGTGGGGTAGTCCCCTTTCACTTTACTTGGTCTTTAGTTCTTCGGCGTAGTTTTTGATAGCCGTTAGCGTATCGTTATCGACTACTGCTTTGACTGCAGCTGTGTAGATTGTGCGAAGTGTTTCGATGTCTTTGTTTTCGTGAGCCTGTTGCGCTTCGATTAGGTAGTTGCGGTGATCAGCGGTTACCTTAAGCATCTCCTCCCGTGATGGGCGATGAGCCGATTTCGACTTGCTGATAGATGCTGTATGGAGTGCGCGACCGATGGCGCTGGTGGACGCGTTTTCCAAAAAACTAGCCCGGTTAATATTGCTTGAGCCGCGTGTTTCATGTGCCCAGTCAACCGCAGCTGGTCGCGTATCATTCTTGTCGTGATAGACCGATGCTTGGACAACGACTTCGGTTTCGTTAATTAGTTTGATTTCGGTAATGATGGCTCCCGACGGGAACTTATCCCAAAACTTCATAATGCGATCTGCTACCGGTTCGTAATCGTCTAAAAATCCCATGATTTTCTTTCTGTGTTATTTGAATGTGATGTAAGGTTTGCCGTTTCGTGCCTGTAAAGCAACGACGCGTTCACCCATGTAATTACCGTACTTGGTTCCGTTTAGAAATGCCAATGTTGCGGTTTTGTGTTTTGTGAAGTTTTGTTCGGCTGTTTCGTAAATGACTTTAGCAGCTAACAGATCTACCCAGAAATTGCCCAGGTCTAGTTCACCATCGACTAAACCGTCTGATAGTTCCCGGACTGTTTCGTAAGTTGAACCAGCACCGTCGAAGTCTGGTTCAACGCCAGTCAATACGAGGTCATAGAACGCTCGTACAGCGGTTTTCATCTCTTGGACAAGGGATTCATCCCAAACGACTTCAAACTCGGTGTAGCGTCCGCCTATGACCGCACAGACCACACCACGCTTAAGACCTAGGACCATCAAGTACCAAAGGACCTGTAATTTCCATGATTCAGGGATTTCAGACACGTACACGGCAGAGTGTTTTATTTCTAACACGCCTAGGGTTCCGTCAGCCCATTCGATAATGCCGTCCGGATTGGCTTTCATCCAGTCTGATTCGGTTGACTGCCATGTTCCGGTGTTGTGAACGATAAGCCATTCTTCGTTTTCATCCATGAAGAATTGGCGAATTGCCGGTTCAAGTGCGGTGCCTAGTCGCATCGGGATTGTTGAGTCTGTGTTGTCAATAAGGTTTGACTTTTCAGCCCAAAGAGTGTAAGCGCTCTTGTACTGGGATTTGCCCAGAATTACGCCCACATCCGAACCACCGATTCCGGCACGAGCTGCATGCCATTCTGATGATCCTGATTCGAATGAGCCAATGAACTTGGCTGCGCCTAATGATTCAATTGCGTCTGTGATACGCATGTGTTCTGTGATTGTCATGCAATTTATTTTAGTGACCGGGAATGACAAAACCCCCGGTCTACTCTCAAAACGAGGACTTGCGGGGGTAATGTCAACTTGGGCATTTACTTAGACCGTCCGGACCTGTTTACCCATTCAGCCGGAGTACGGCTTAGTCTTTTTTGTTCTTTGACTGAACCGATTCGATTGTTGCGTTGATGTGAGCGTCGAAGTCTTTATCGGCTACTTCGCCTTTCCCAGCGTAAGTGAACGATAGTCCCATAACCAAGCCGACGATAGCGACGGATGCCCCAAACAAAACTGATTCCAGTGCGCCCATACTGAACAAGGGTAGGTTGCCAACACCCATAGAAGACAAGCCAGCGCCAAGTGATAGAGCCGCAACTCTTTTCAAACGCTTTGGGATTTTTGACCATAATTTCACTTTGCCGCCTTTTTAGCCGCCGGTTTTTTAGCAGCCGGTTTTGGTTCTGCTTTTGGTGCAGGGATTAGTTTGAACAGGTCAAGCAACGCCGGGTATGACGCTAGGTGTGGTTTTGGTGATAGTGATGCAGCTGCATGTAGGTGTGCGCCTGCGCTTGCTGACCCGGTGTTACCAATTTTACCTAGAACGGTTTCGCCACCGATTACGCGTTCTAAACGCTTTAGGGTTGGTTTCTCTGCCAGGTGTGCGAAGATCACGTAGACCTTGTCGTGAGAATTTTTGGTGATGATGCAGTGACCTAGTGCGTCTGACCATAGAACATCGGCAACAACACCGTCGGCTACTGCGTACACCGGCTTGCCGTCTGACCCGCCTTTGAAACCCCAGTCTGATCCGCGGTGTGGTTGCTTACGGTAAGCCTTGTTGAAGTTACCTAGTTCGTCGCGGCGTTCAGCCCCTGCGCCTTTGATTGGTTCGTGGTACATTTACGCCCCGATTGCTTTGTTGATTAGTGCGATGATTGTTGCTGTCATTGCAGCTGAGATAATACCGAACAACATAGCGTACGCCTCGATTTTGCGAACGCGGCGTTCTAACTCTGCATAGTTTTTGACGGTGGCTTTTATTTCAGCGATGTCTTCGACTATGCGCATGAGTAGATCTGATTGTGTCGGTTTTACATCTGCCATGTTATGCCTTTAGTGCAGCGATTTCTTCGGCTGTTAGACCTAGTTCGGCTAGTTTCGCTTCTGCTGATGCTTTTGCAGCTGCTACGGCTTGCGCTTCGGCTTCGGCTGTTGCTTGCGCTTCGGCGTATGCTAGTGCGTCGGTTTCGCGTTGTGCAATTTCTTCGGCTGTTAGTTCAATTTCGGTCTGTTCGCCAGTTGAGCAGTCAACCACGATTTTGGTTAGTTTTGTAGTAGCCATGTTTTCCTTTGTTATGAGACGGTTGCGCCGCCAGAACCCTTGGTAATTGTGTAGAGAGAAGCGGTGCTGTATTGAACAAAATCGCTGTCGCTCAAAACTGTGACGCTAGTAATTGCACTAGTAGTTGCCCACTGACCTGCCGTGATTCTTTGAATTGCGTTGGTCGCATTTCTTTCGGTCACGCCGTCAATGCTAAAGGTTTTGTTTGTTGAACCTGCATAGTTAGGCATGTAGAACGCAACATTTCCAAAAGTTGAAGATGTCGCTGTTGAACCGGGTAGGGAAAATTCTATGCTTCCAGTACCGCCAGTTGTTGAAGAAACTGATGAACCTGTACCGAATAGGTGTCGGCTAGAAAATGTTGATGTGCTGCCATTCACTCGGAAATATGCAGCTGTGTAATCGGCTGCACCTGCTACTCGCCCAGATAGGACTAGCAACAAGTCGGTTGCAGTTCCGGCAATACCTGTGAACTCAATACTTGCAGCTCCACCAGCCCCAACAGTGACGGTGCTTACCAAAGTCATAGTCATTTAAGCCGCAATTCCATAAAGAGCAAAAGTTGAACCAACACTAAAAGTATTACTGTCACCAGTAGTAACAATAAGCGAAGTTATAGCCGAGGTTGACTTCCAACGCCCAGCAATAGCAACGACCGCTTCAGCTGCGTCACCGTTGCGAATAAGAAAA